CGTTTAAGGAATATCACTTTCATTATAATGTTGGGAAAAATCCTGGCATTATGTGTCCAAAGCGTAACTTTAATGAGGAGTGTCCTATTTGTGACTTTGCCTCTTCGCTCTGGAAAGAAGGTGTTCAGAATAACGACGATACCGCTAAACGTGAAGCAAAGAAGCTATTTGTTCGCAAGCGTTATTATTCACCGATCTTGGTTCGTGGAAGAGAATCTGAAGGCGTTAAGATTTGGGCTTATGGAAAACAAGCTTATGAAACAATATTAGGCTACGTTTGTGATCCCGATTATGGAGACATAACCGATGTTGAGTCTGGAACTGATATGGTATTAAATTACAATATCCCCGGAACTCCCGGATCATTCCCTAAGACCATTCTTAAGCCACGTCGTCGTCCGTCTGTTCTCTGCGATGATGATGTTGCGGACTGTGAAGCCCTGCTAGAATCGATACCTGATATCGGCGCACAGTTTGACCGCAAAACAACAGCAGATGTTCAAGCTTTATTGAACGAAGCCCTTGCCTCTGACACTGGTGGTGGTTCCTCCGAAACACATAAGTACGGTGGTGAGAAAGATGCTGTTGATGCTGCCTTCGATAAACTCGTAGGCTAAGAGAGTCGGTTGCCCTCTCCGTTATGAGGGCATTTTTTTTAATCAAATAAAGGAGACAAAATGATTAATTTATTTTTAATAACTTTTCTCGCATGTGGCGACGATGAAGAAACAGATACTTCAAAATTAGAAGTCGAGAACCCTCAAGAAGAGGTTGTAGAAGAATCCACAGAAGAAGTGGAAGGCGAAGAGTAATAGATCTACGAAGTTCCTGAATGAGTTCGTATATTTGATCTACCAAGGTTTTGGGGAGCTGGCCTACAATAAAAAGCTTCCCACTCTAACAACAAGGATAACTATGGCAAAAGTAATACACATGGCTCAAGTAAAACCGGGCAAGATCTCAATCAAAGATCTCAAAAAATCAATGAACAAGGCAATGGGCATCGAAGCAGCGTATGATCTCACAGAAGAGAGTCCAACCGAAGTAAAAGAGTGGATACCAACAGGGTCTCGATGGCTTGATGCAATTATTGCAAAAGGTAAGATGGGAGGAATTCCTGTTGGTAAAATAACAGAAATCGCTGGTCTCTCATCCGTAGGTAAGTCCTACCTAGCAGTTCAGATAGCGGCACAAGCACAGAAGCAAGGAAAGTTTGTTGTTTATTATGATGCAGAATCAGCAATCGACCCTGTATTCTTGATGGATGCTGGAATTGATATGGATAACAATTTTCTTTATGTCCAAGCTGTCTCAGTAGAGAAAGTTCTCAAAGGAATTGAGGATACTATGAATGACTATCCAGGAATGCAATTCGTATTTATCTGGGATTCAATAGCGGCAACATCTGCCGAGAAAGACTTAGAAGGTGACTTTGATCCTCAATCTAGTATGGCTGTAAAACCAAGAATCTTTTCTAAGGCTTTTCCTAAACTAACAGTTCCTTTGGCTAATGGACAACATACCTTGCTTCTAATAAACCAATTGAAAACAAACATAACAAGTAATATAGCAGAGAAATTGACAACACCTTTCAAGGCTCCCGGTGGTTTAGCATTAGAATACTTCAGTTCTCTTCGCATCTGGCTCACAGGTCGTAAATCAAAGCAATCATTTGTCTTTGACGAATCAGGTAGAAGAGTTGGTTCGGAAGTCAAAGCAAAGCTCAAGAAGTCTCGCTTTGGAACACAAGACAGAATGGCAGTATTTCAGATCCGTTGGGGTGATAATGTTGGAATTATGGACGAAGAGTCTTGGTTTGAAGTTATCAAGCAATCATCAGCTTATCGTGTAGGTGGCGGATGGTGTTACATCAAGACCCAAGATGGTAAAGAACATAAGTTTCGCTCAAAAGAATGGATGGAAAAACTAAAAGATAAGAAGTTCAAAAAGATGATAATTGATATCATGGATGAAGAACTAATAAAGAAATTTGAATCTTCTGGCTCAAATATAGTACCAGAAGGAATAGAAGATTAGATCATAACAAGCTCCTGTTGTTGACCCCTAGCATACGTTAGGGGTTTTTTTATCTTTTTACTTGACAAACTTTCTAAACGTGTTATGTTATATTTATATCTCGGAGGATATTATGAACAACTATAACTTAGGTTACGCTTGTATCAACAAGAACTTCTCAGAACGTTCTAAGAAACAACGCATAACAACAAATCGTGGTATGATAAGACGTACTTTTCTTGAGAAAGGTTTACCTTATGTATCAGAACTGGCTTTGGCTAATTGCCAAGACCTAAAGAAAATATTAGAATGGAATGCACAACAGGACATACACTTCTTTCGTATGTCATCTGGTTTGTTTCCATGGGGTTCGGAGTATGCATTCGAAGATCTACCAGACTACGAAGCAATTGCTGAAATCCTATTCGAATGTGGTCTATTTGCAGAGGAGAATGATATTCGTATCACAACTCATCCTGATCACTTCAACAAACTCACGTCTCCAAAAGAGTCTGTGATACTAAATACAATTAAAGACTTGGAATTACACGGTCGTATGTTTGACCTTCTGTGTCTTCCAAGATCACCTTTCGCTAAAATCAACATACATGTAGGAGCAGCTTATGATGACAAACCTATGGCCCTTGATAACTTTTGCAAGAATTTTCAAAGATTATCCGAAGCAGTAAAAACTAGACTTACAGTGGAGAATGACGACAAGCCCTCACTATATACTACGGAGGAACTGTACAATGATATCCATAAACGGATTAATATTCCTGTGGTGTTTGACTACCATCATCACGATCTTCACCCTGGAGAGCAGTCAGAACGTGAAGCCTTGGATATGGCTTTGTCTACTTGGCCTGTGGGTATTCGCCCTGTGGTGCATTACTCTGAATCCCGATCTGATGAATATGGGGATCCTAAAATCAAGCCGCAAGCTCATTCTGATTCTTATGTTCGGCCCGTAAACACCTATGGCTTGGAGATGGACATTATGCTTGAGGCAAAACATAAAGAACAAGCATTGTTCAAAATGCGACAATTGATGGAGGAACAATGATGAAAGTCGTAATAAAAAAGCTTTACAAATCTCAACGTCAAGCGGAATGGAAGATTAGAAAAATATCCAAATGTGGTAGAGGTCATGGTCATAAAAGTAAAAAAATAAGCAATAGCGAGAAAAAGTTTTATCCACTTATAGAAAAAGCTATAGAGGCAAGAAACAATCTTTGTCTTCAACATGGTAAAGACCTTTATTTATATCCTAGTATTATACAGGTTAGATATACGAACAAAAATGGTAAACTAAAGAACATTTCTGTATCAGGGTATTTTTTGACTTCCTCACGAAAGAGAGACAGGTTATAATATAAACATCGGAGGAATAGATGAAGATTATTTATGGAGCATTCATTTTTATGATTGCACAGGTTCTCGCATGGTTTCAGTCAAACTCTGGAATACTTGGAGAACCATTCAAATCAAATTACGTTTACATAGCGATACTGCTTGGGCCTATAGTGTCGCTATTGTTTGCACACGCAACAATAATGTTGTATGAGCATATGGAATTATGGTCAATAAGGTTTCTTACCTTTGGAATAGGATATCTAATATTCATACCATTAACTTGGTATTTCTTGGGAGAAGAAATCTTAACATTTAAGAACATTATATCATTTTGCTTATGTGTTCTTCTAATATCACTACAATTCATTATCAAATAAGGAGGATAATATGGATTTTACAAACTTATGGATAGCTTTCGCAGTTGTCTTTATTGGACTACCAACGATTGGGGCGTTGGCATTACATTGGAGGCCAAATGAAAGATAAAAATTTACTAATAATAGATGGGCTAAACATGTTTCTAAGGAGTTATGTTGTCAATCCAACAATGACACCAAAGGGACACCCAATAGGCGGCTGTATTGGCTTCATAAAGAGCTTGCAAAAGGTCTGTGGTATGTTTAGCCCTGATGAGATAATCGTAGCGTGGGACGGTCATTCTGGCTCCGCTAAACGAAAAGAAATGAACAAAGGATACAAGGATGGTCGAAAGCCTGTCCGCTTTAATAGAAGAATGATAGAGTTGAACCCGGAAGACGAAAAGATTAACAAAGCAGAACAATATATTAAACTCGTGGAGTACTTAAATGAATCACCAATTATTCAAATCGTTGTTGACTATGTGGAAGCCGATGATATTATCGCTTTTGCTTGCCAACACGATAAATATAGAGATTATCATAAATACATTATCTCAAGCGATAGAGACTTTTTCCAACTCGTCGGACCAGATGTCTCACTCTATCGACCAATCCAAAAAAAGTTGGTTAACTTTGAAAATCTCATGGATGAACACGGTATTCATCCCAATAATTTTGCCCTTGCTCGTGCCATTGCTGGAGATAAATCAGATAACTTGCCAGGGATACCTCGTGCTGGGCTTAAAACAATTAAAAAGTATTTTCCTTTTGTATCTGGTTCAGAGATTCAAACTACTGAAACGATTGCAGAACATTGCAGAAAAGTGGACAAGCCACTTAAAATTCATCAAAACATACTTGCTGGTTTGGATAGAATAGAAAACAACTACGATGTCATGCAATTATACAAACCAGTAATAGGAAGCACGTCCAAGAGAACTGTGGATTTCTCAATAAGAGAGTTCGAACCAGAATGGAAAAAAATAGAATTCCAAAAGTATCTGATGCGAGACGGGCAAATTACACTAAAATTAGACACTTTGTATGCAAGTTACAATAAAATAATACTTGACAAATAAACAATAATAGGTTATACTTATAAAACATTCGGAGGATAATATGCATAAGGATAAGGATACGTTTGTCGGTTACGGCAAGAGTTTTCAAGAGAGCGTTGCTCGGTTGATGATGGAGGATAGACCATTTTGTGATCAAATAGAAGAGGTTTTAGAATTAGAGTTTTTTGATTCTTCATATCTAAGAGCTTTTGTTGAGATCATTTTGGACTATAGAGAGAAATACGAACAACACCCACATTTTGTCACCCTACATACAGAGATAAAAAAGGGTAGCAATAAATATGATGGAGCTGTAAGTAAACAATTGAGGGATTTTGTCGTAAGAATACAATCAAGTGATGTAAATGATAAGGACTATGTAAAAGATCAAGCGATTGATTTTTGCAAAAAACAATGTTTAAAGAAAGCAATACTTCAATCAGCTAATCTTGTAAAGAAGGGAGATTATGATTCAATTACAAAGATAATCAATGAAGCTTTGACAAAAGGTAACGATCAAAACTTTGGTCATGATTGGTTCATGGACATTGATGAACGTTATGTGAAACAATCTAGAAAAGCCATCACAACTGGTTGGAATCGGATGGATGAAATAACAAAGGGTGGCTTGGGAGCAAAGGAACTTGCTGTAGTTATCGCTCCAACAGGCGCTGGTAAATCCATGGTTCTGGTGCACCTTGGAGCCCAAGCATTGACACTAGGAAAGAAAGTGGTTCACTACACATTGGAACTAGCTGACACTGTTGTGGGTCTTCGTTATGATTCCTGCTTGTCTAAAGTAGCACTTCAAGATATTATGATTTCTAAAGAAATTGTAAAAGAAAAGATCGATCTAATTGGTGGTAAACTAATTATCAAAGAATATCCGACCAAGTCTGCTTCAACCAAGTCGATTAAGAACCATTTGGAAAAGTTGAAAAAGCAAGGCATTTTACCTGATATGGTGATTGTTGACTACGCTGATTTGCTTCGCCCTGTTTCTGCGACAGCAGAGAAAAGACATGATTTGGAAAGCATTTATGAAGAACTTAGAGGAATGGCTACTGAATTCCAATGTGCCTTTGTAACTGCATCTCAAACAAACCGTGGAGGTCTTAATGCCGAAGTCATCACTATGGAGTCTATATCAGAGGCTTTCAACAAATGCTTTGTTGCTGACTTTATCTTTTCATTATCGAGAACTCCGTCGGATAAACAAGCTAATACGGGGCGGATATTTATTGCTAAAAACAGAAACGGACCAGATGGACTGGTATTTCGTGCAGGAGTTGATTGGTCAACTGTATCAATAGATATCACTGGAAGAGGAGGTGAAGAAGACACACCGCAACTGACCGCCAAGGATCAGCTCAAATTTATGAAAGAAAAATATAAAACTTTTAATACAAAACTATCAGGGTCTAAATAACAACAAGGAGAAAAAGATGGCTATAGAAAACAACATATTATCGGACATAACAGTCCACATGAAATACGCTCGGTATCTTCCAGAGCAGGAAAGAAGAGAGAATTGGGAAGAATTGGTTACAAGAAACAAAGAAATGCATTTGAAAAAGTTTCCACAATTAAAAGATACAATTGATTGGGCATATAAATATGTCTATAACAAAAAGGTCTTGCCTTCAATGCGTTCAATGCAGTTTGGAGGTAAACCTATTGATGTATCACCAAACAGAATATTCAATTGCGCTTATGCTCCAATTGATCACATGAAAGTCTTTGGAGAGATTATGTTTCTTCTTCTCGGAGGAACAGGTGTAGGCTATTCAGTCCAAAATCATCACGTAGAGAAACTCCCTGCGATCCATAAACCATCGGGAAAGAGAACAAGACGTTATCTAATTGGAGACTCTATTGAGGGGTGGTCTGATTCTGTCAATGCATTGATGAAGGTTTATTTCACAGGCGGCTCTAAACTACGATTTGACTTCTCAGACATCCGTCCAAAGGGTGCAAGACTAGTTACTAGTGGAGGAAAAGCTCCCGGACCACAACCTTTGAAAGAGTGCCTCCTTAAAGTACAAGGAATTTTAGATGGAAAAGAAAACGGTGATCAACTTACCACAATTGAAGTCCACGATATTATCTGCTACATCGCAGACGCTGTATTGGCCGGCGGTATTCGTAGGGCTGCTCTCATTAGCTTATTTAGTGCTACTGATCAACATATGCTTGGCGCTAAATCAGGTAAATGGTATGAGACAAACCCACAACGTGGAAGAGCAAACAACTCAGTAGTTATAATGAGACATAGGATAGACAAGGAAACATTCCTTGATCTCTGGGATCGTGTAAAAGCTTCCGGTGCTGGAGAGCCTGGGTTTTATTTTACAAACGACAAAGACTACGGCTGTAATCCATGTTGTGAGATCTCTCTTAGACCATTTCAATTTTGTAATTTGACAGAAATTAACGTTTCTGATGTTAAAGACCAAGATGAGCTAGATAACAGAGCACAAGCTGCTGCTATCATAGGAACACTACAAGCAGCTTACACAGACTTCCATTATCTGCGTCCTGTTTGGAAGAGAAACACTGAGAAAGACTATCTGATTGGTGTATCAATGACAGGCATAGCATCAGGTAAAGTACTTGAATTAGATATGAAAAGAGCAGCAAAGTGTGTAAAGGAATTGAACGCACAAGTAGCCAAAGAGATTGGAATAGGTCCTGCTTCTCGTTGCACTACAGTGAAACCAGCAGGAACAACAAGTCTGACTCTTGGAACAAGTTCTGGAATTCATGCGTGGCATAACGACTATTATCTACGCAGAATCCGCGTAGGAAAGAGTGAAAGCATTTATTCTTATCTACAAATAAATCACCCAGAATTGATCGAGGATGAATTTTTTAGACCTCATGACACTGCTGTCATCTCTGTGCCTCAAAAAGCTCCTGAAGGGGCAATTACGCGTCACGAATCGGCATTAGATTTGCTTGAGAGAGTAAAGAAAGTTCATCTCGAATGGGTAAAGATAGGACACAGGAAAGGACAAAATACTAACAATGTGTCTGCCACTATTACTATCAAACCTGACGAGTGGCAAGAAGTTGGAGACTGGATGTGGGATAACAAACACAACTATAACGGCTTATCAGTTTTGCCATTCTCTGAGCATAGTTACAAACAAGCTCCTTTTGAAGATTGCAGCAAGGAAGAATATGAATCCTTAATGCCTTCTCTAAAAGAAGTAAATTTGGACAATGTGATAGAGATAGATGATAACACAAACCTCACAGGAGAGCTTGCTTGTGCAGGTGGAGCTTGTGAGATCACATAAAAAAAACTTGACAGATGGTTTAGACCATGTTATAATATAAATTCATAATAAACAAAAAGGAGAACTTATGAAACAAAAACTACTAGAGACAATTGAGAGACTAAATGAGATTCTTACTGATATCGAAAAGGTAGAAGACAAATCTTATGGCTATAAAGCAGCTGCTGTTCGTGCTCGAAAAGCTTTGCATGAAACAAAAGGTGTGTGCCAAGATCTCCGTAAGGAAATACAAGCTAAGAAAAACGAAGAATAGTTATATTTTTCACTTGACAAATGCTCCTAGAGGTGTTATAATATATATAATGCTTTTAGGAGCATTTTGCTGTTTGACTTATGGTGTTGAATAGAACTTGTGGCAACTCTTCTTTGCGCGACAAGTTTTACTTTATTGGAGGTTAGATGTTTATAAATATATATAACAGACACGTTCTCATTGAACTCGTCGAGGAAAAAGAGGAAGAGCAAAAATCCCTTATTGCTTTGCCACAAGATTACAAGAAAACTGTGTCACCATACATGGTCGCAAAAGTTCTTCAAATATCTGAT